GGGTCCGAGTCTGACGACGTGCAGTTCATCGAATCCGAGGCACGGTCGGCAGCGTCGTGGATCACCGCAGCACTCAACGCCGGGAACGTGTCGAACAACCGCGGCATCAGGGTCTACGACTACTCAACTCCGAACTCACCTGTAGAGACCCGTCGCGGTATTGACGTCGACTATTCAAGTGTGTCGGCTGCCATGTTGCGTGACGACGTCGGGCTATATTCGGTCGCGGTCGACTTTCGGTATCAAGTCCGAACCGATATACCAATCGATGACGTGTCAGTTCCGAACGTAACTGACATTGACCGCACAGTCACGATCCAATCGATCAACACGGAGATAGTGTCGTAGTGGCCAGCAAGAAGACTGATACTGACGTGGGTGACACCCCCGAGCCCGCCCCGAAGAAGCCGCGCGAGCGCACTGGTGCACTGCCAGCGTCTGTGTGGATCGCACAGGCGCACACGGCGCTTGACTCCACCCCGGAAGTCGTGCGTGCCGCGCTTTCTCTCAAGCAGGCCGATACATACAATCGTGCCGAAGTAGTGCAGGCTATCGACGCTTATATGAAGCGTCCCGTTCGCTAGGAGAAGGAAGGTAACTGATGCCTCTCGGAGGTACTTGGAGCAACGTCGACCCGCCGCAGCGATCGGGCCTGTTCGTCAACATCGACACCGTCGCGCCCGCGGCTCCCGTTCTCAATGCCGCTGGTTCTGTCGGCGTCGTCCTGACTGCTGACTGGGGTCCCATCAACGAGGTCGTCGACGTGGTGAGCGCGTCGGAGGCCGCACTGAACTACGGCCCGGACAGCACTGCTGCATGGGTCATCACGCAGGCGCTGCGCGGCGAGAACACCGCCGACCGCGGTGGTGCTGCGACGGTCCGCGTCTACCGCGCTGCGACCTCGTCGGCTGCAAAGGCGACGGTTGACCTTGCCAACTCGGCCGCTTCTCCCGCGACGGCGATCACGCTGTCGGCCCTTCACGAGGGCACGCGGGGCAACTCGTTCAAGGCGACCGTGCAGGCGAACGCCGCCGACGCGTCGCTCAAGGACATTCTGATCTACGAGGGCACGCGGCTCATGGAGTCGTACGTGTCGCTGGACCCGGCAGAGATCGCCGACATCGTTGCCCTGATCAACGACCAGTCGTCGCTTCTCACTGCCGCTGCTGGCGCGACGTCGGACCCTCTGGCCAACGTCTCGTCGTCGGCCTTCTCCGGGGGCAACTCGGGTTCGACCCTGACCGGCACCGAGCACACTGCCGCGCAGGCTGCCTTTGAGGCGGTCGGTGGCTTCTCGGCGTTCGCCGTGCACGGGCTTACGGACTCAACGGTGACCGGGACCTACAAGGACTGGACCGAGCGTCTGAACTCCGAGGGCAAGACCTTCGTGTCGGTGTTCGGTGGGTCGGCTGGCGAGGCCGCGTCGACCGCGATCACCCGGACGACCAATCTGGACAGCGCTTACTGCGTGAACCTCTGGGGCGACCTCGTCATCGACAGCACGACCTACTCGTCGTCGGAGATGACGTCCCGCGTTGCCGGGGTCATCGCCGCATCGGGTGCCACCCGGTCGGTGTCGTTCGCCCAGTTCGCAGACGCGTCGATCTCCACGCCGCCGACCAACGCTCAGGTTGAGACGCTGGTGCGCGGCTCGGTGGTCCCCTTCTACTTCGACGGCACCGTCGTCCGCTTGCAGCGCGCCCGGACCACGCTCCGGACCACGAGCGACACGATGCCCGACAAGTTCAAGAGCCTGCTGTACGTCCGCAAGGTGCAGGAGACCCTGCGCTCGCTGGACGACGTGGCCGCATCGTTCCTCGGCGCTGCTGGGTTCGCCAACACTGACACTGGGCGCTCGGCGATCCTGACCGCGTTCCAGACGAAGTTGGACGACCTCGCCGCTCGCGGCGTCGCACTTCCCGGCGGCAACGTCTACTACGACGAGAGTCAGGACAACACCGGGGAGTCGCTGTACATCCTGTTCACGCTCGACATGGCGCCGGGGATTGAGCAGATCCTCGGTCGAATCGCGATCCCGGCCTAGCGGGAGAGGTAAGGAGATATGTCTACCAACATCATCCCGCAGGTCACCCCGATCCACGGCCGCTTCGGCGAGTTGTGGATCGGCACCAGCCCGATCGCGGAGGCCACCGGGATCGAATACACGGTTGAGATCGAACAGGTTGAGATCAATCAGGTCGGTGGCCGCTGGGCGCGTCAGGTGCCCGGGAAGATCACTGGCACCGGCACGATGAACGTCACCAAGGTCTATTCGACTTGGGAGAAGTACGTCATCGACTACGCGGGCAAGAGCGTGACGGAACTGCGCGAGCAGCGCGACCGCGGCGAGAAGATCATGCCCGAGTTCATCCTGACCGTGACGCTGGACGACCCGAACGCCACCGGCAAGAAGGAGACGGTCGACCTCAAGGGCGTGCGCTTCTTCCAGATGAGCGGCGGCTTCCAGATCGGCGACCTGATCAACCGTGACGTGCCGTTCAACTTCACGGGCATCAGTCTGACGCAGGCAATCGTGGCGGCGACCAACCAGCCCGCGGTGCCGACGTACCCCGAGCAGACCTAACACCAACATAAGGAGACACGTTGCCCTCACGTGATCCGCAGTCCGCGCTTGACGCGTTTCTCTCGGCCGATCCTGATCGGGCGAAGGAGACGCGCGTTCTCCACGTTGAGTCGATCAACGCCGACATCACCGTCCGCGAGATCGACGACAAGGAGATGAAGTTCGTGCAGGAGCGCTCCGAGTCGAAGAACCTCACTCCGCTTGAGATGAACGCGGAGATCGTGGCCGTCGCGATGGTCGACCCGGACCTCACCAACTCTGCCATTCACGACAAGTTCGCCGAGAAGTACGGGCGTCACGTCGCACCGGCAGAGATCGTGAAGGACGTCCTCAAGCCCTTTGAGGTCATCAAGATCGGCGAGCAGGTCCTTGACCTGTCGGGAGCCGGGGACGACGCAGTAACCGACGCGGGAAACTGATCAAGGGCGGCGGCATGGCCGCTGCCATGTGTGCCCTGCTCAGGTGGGGAGTGACTGACTTGTACGCCTTCTACAACATGCACCTTGTCGCTCCCGACGGAACACTGCCGCCGCCGCCCAACCCCCGCAAACTCCAAGCGTTCTACATCGCCTGCGCGATCGCGCTCAACGAGCGTGAAGAGCAGTTGGCTCAGGCTGGCGGCTTCTAGTGGCGCGCGTCGAAGCCGTCTTCACTCTGCGCGACGACATGTCGCGCAAGTTGCGCTCGGTCACCACGGCTGCCGGTAACGCCGAGCGGAAGATCAACTCGCTTGATCGTCAGATCGACAAGTTGGTTGGGACGATCGAACGCGCAACCGCCGCAACCGGGGAACTGGCCGCGGCGCTAGAAGCGTTGGGTCGCGTCAAGGCGGCTCCCGAAGTCAACCTTGACAAGTCAGAGTTCGACCGCCAGTTGCTCGCGATCCAAGCCGAGATCGCGCTGCTGTCCAAGCAGAAGATCACGATTGACGTCGACGTCGACCGTTCGATGATCGACCGAGTCGGTGGCGCCGCAGACCCTATGTCGCGGGCGCTCAAGAAGTCCGGCGCCAACACGTACTTCAAGTCGCGCAACATCCTCATGTTCTCCGTTGCTGGTCTGATCGGCGGGCTGCTCGGAATGTCCGGCGGGCTCTTTGCCGCGCTTGAGCCGATCGTCCCCCTAATCGGGGCGGCAACGTCTGGGCTGCTTGCGCTCGGTGGTGCAGCCGGTGCTGCGTTCGCAGCGTTCCCGGTCATCACCGACTACGCGAGCAAGTACAAGGAGATCGCAAAGGCGCAGGCCGCACTTGATGCTGCGACCAACGATCAGCAGCGGGCAGAGGCCCGGCTGGCGCTGGCCGACGCGACCAAGTTGCTGTCGAAGGAAGAGATGCGCCTGTACAAGGAGCAGAAGCGTCTCAAGGACTCGTTTGAGAAGTTGGTGACGAACAAGATCCGCAACGACGTCATCAACCTCGGCGTGTCGTTCATGCGGCTCGGCCGCGAGATGCTTCCCGCGGTCGCGCCAACGATCCAGAAGTTCTACGACGTCTTCCAGCGCCTGACTGATCAGTTGCGCTCTGGGTTTATGAACCCCCAGAACGCGACGGCGTTGCAGAAGGCTCTCGCTCCCCTGCCCAGCCTGTTCAGCGTGCTGGCTCAGGCAACCGGCGAGTTCGGGCGGATCATCATCGGGATTGGTGCGGGCGCTGGTCCGGAAGCAATCAGGATCTTCAAGAACATTCGTGACTGGCTAGGCGGCAAGGCCGACTACCTGACGAGCGCGGAGGGCATCGGACACATCCAGCGCTAC